AATCTCTTGTTGTCAACATAGAGATTATAGACTTCCCTGTCTTTCAGTTCGCCTTTGCCCAGACATATCAGATGATTGACTCCGATGGTCTCGGTCTTCATCTGGTAGTTCAGACGCATGTCAGACGAAAACACGACATCATACGAATAGTCCACGATCGGAACCGCTGACACTACCACAGCATTGTTCGCCGGATGATATTCCAGGTGCAGACGATACCCGACTGACTTCAGCATCTTTGAGAGCCCGGCTTCCAGAGTGCAATAGCGGTCATACTGGAAGTTGCTCACAGAAACGCCCGTGTCTTCCGACGACCCAACAAAAAGCCCCGGAAGAGCTGTCTTCACCCTTGCGGATATTACGGCGTTCAGCTCCCCGGAGTCTGTTGCATAGTCATCACCAGACTCTGGCTCAATTATTTTCTTTGTCATCATCCCCCGCCATGTATAGCCACCGACGGCGATGGTGTCCTGTGCGGTGTTGGTCTCCACCAGTCCGATGATGCCGCCGTACTCCGTGCCGGGGAGGTAAATCCGTCCCTTTGCCGGGAATGGCGAATATTCAGACCGGAGCATGGTCACAAGGAAAGAGTTGTCTTCCTTGCCGACCTCGAAGTCCGCATCTCGGAACAACACAACGCCCAGCTCAGTGCCGGAAGATGTTGAATAGATAAGTTCGTTGTCCATATGTGCAATATTCCATCTGTGTTAAAGTTCCTTTTTACTCAGTTAAGTAAAATTTTTTCGGGTTTTCTTTACGTTAGTTAGCTTCAGTCCACCCGTAAACTGACGGCTCCCAGACATTTCCGTCAACGTCAGAAATCCAATGCTTGCCGAGATGGGAAACCTTTGCCCCCTTAGCGTATGCGTCAGTCGAGCCGACAGGCTGAATCCATTCGGGCCATTCGATAGATGGGTCATCTACTCGCACCCAGAGGGACGGAGAAACATCTGGTGTCCATGTCGCTTGGCTTGTGTGAGCGGTAAGGCATTTATAGAGTGTGCCGTCATAACGGATTCTTTCGTCAACCACATAGTCCGTATCCGTTGCCCATTCGGCGAAAAGTTCCACCGCTTGCAGAGCGTCCTTGTCGGACAGGCTTGCGGATGCTTTGTGCATCATTTCTTTAATTTTAAGTGCGTGTTCTCGTTTCATGATGCACCCCCGAAGATAATGTCAACGATTTCCTCTGGTTCAAGGTCTGGTTCTGGCTGTGGCTCTTTTTCATAGGATTCCCATGTCAAATCGGTTCTGAGTCTGTAGCCAGTCGATTCTGTATCTTCTGGCTTGGCAAGAATCGCCGACATAATAATATCGTACTCTCCCCCTGTTATTTCGATGCCATCAAGTCCCGTTCCAATGCCCTTGATATATCCGTTTTTTATAACCTTGTAGTATCTCATTTACCATGCCCCCCATACATATGTCGTGCCGGGCTTTGGCGGTTTTTTTACGCCGCCCACATTTGCCCAATTCACTGTAAACGTATCACTCGAGTAAGAAGGAGTCGGCGCATTTGATGCCCCAGCAAGACTTGTACCTGCATTATTTGTTTGGCAACCATAACTCATCCCGGCTTTGCCAAAGAACGAAAGCAACATAGGCGTACTCCCAAGGGTTTCCGCATTCTGTACCCCAAAAGCGATATATGTACACCCCGGAGCATAAAAAGTAAATGTAAGGTCTGACGCATCTGCCGGTGTAAATGTGCCATTGTAACCACTACCGCCACCCCCACCGCTCACATTTACTGTCAAGCTGTTTATCAGAGTCGTGTCATATGTGTCGTTAACAGTAACAGTATCCGATGTCTGTGCCACAAGCGCACCACTTGAAACAACCTTGCCCTCATCGGCGGCTGAATAGGAATTAGGGACGGCAACATTGACAGCGGCATAACCGATAACGTCCTGTCCGTTTCCATTGGCTGTGATGTTCTTTGTCCCAGAATCAACCGCCGAAGCCGGAACGGCAACTGTTACAGACGAGTATCCGTCAGCCGAATCCGAAGAAGCGTTGTATGTACCGTTTGCGGAGATATTCTTGGTTATGAGAGTAGAACCACCACCACCAGAAGTCACATCGACTATCGTGATGTCATCCTCAAGATACTTGCCCTCAGTGAGCAGTGTTTTCGTCTGGTTCTCAGCCGTGGCAATCGTACTGCCCTTATATGTAACAGTCGTACTCATGACACACCCCCCGAATAAAGCGGAAGCTGTAAGGTGAATACAGCCGTGTTGTCAGAGTTCTTAAAGGTAATCAGACCGCCCGAATCAATCGAAGCGGACTGTGCAATATTATCATTTAAATCACTTAACGCCGAATAAATAGCCTTGTTCTGCACGGCATTTGTGGAAGTTGGCGACAGCGACCCGTCAATGGTTCCACCGCCTCCACCGCCATCAAAATCAGTCTTCGGCACACGATACGATTTGCCATCCGCGCCAACGACACGGACATAATCGGTATTTGACACGCTCCTTGTCGGAAGCTGTGATTCTGGAATCTTATTAATTGCCATGTTTTTACCTCTCTACCATAAGCTGTGCGCCGTTGCCCGTCAGGCCGGCATATCTATCGTCACCGCCATGCGGTTCGCTACGTTCCTCAAATATCGTCAGGTCAAAGCCAAAAGACCCGCTCCAGTTGATCGTCAGCGTCCCTCCGGGTATTTCCTCAAAGATGGATTCATCCTTATTTCTCTTGTCGAAGATGTTTACTTCCGTTCCGGAGGTTGTGATCTTTTTGATGGTGTTGCTCCGAGAATCAATGATCGCATACTCTCCGGAGAGCAGTGTGTCATAGAACTCATACACATGCCCGTTGATCAGAATGTGCGGTGATGCAACAGGACCGTACACTATCATCTGGAACTCAGAAGCAAACGGGAAATCACGCACCCACAGCGAAGCGCCTGCCGTCGGCGGTGTGTAATCATAATCAAAGTCAAAGTCAAAATCTAAGAACTGAGCAAAAAGCGGTTCAGCGCTCTCCGTGAATGACTTCTTTTCCTCGCGGATCCAGAACGGATAAGGTGCATAGATGTTGACTTCGTTCTCTGTCCAACTCAGCTTATCAGTCGGCTTCGTGTCACTCTCCGTGATGTAGCAGTCAATATAGCACTCGCCCCAGATGATTCGCCCTGGTGTCTTGTTCCTGATGTCATACTCAAAATCCTCGTGAAGCGAATCAAGCAAATCCTTCCGGTCGAAGTAAGACCCCTCCAGGATCAGCGTGGTCGAATACTCTGCCGCGTCCTTGGAAAAGTCCGTGATCCGCAGGCCGTATTTCAACTCCACGCCGACGGGATTCCATCCCCATGTATGGAAGTTCGCGGTTTTGGTCTTGATCTCTTTGCTCTTGAGATCGTACACATTGCCGCTTGATGCAATATACTTCAGCACAATCATGCGATGGCCCCCTGTTCTCTTAATATCCGGCCGAACTCTCTGCCGCTGATCACAATGGTTGTGTCCATATGGTCGAGTGCCGCCGACATAGCTGTGTAGATGTCTTTGGCAAGCTGATCACGGCCGGAAGCAATAGCGATGTCTGAAAGCAGCTGATCACGGCCGTAAACGATCTCACCAGACCCGCCACCGTCACCGAAGCCCTTGCCGGACACGATCGTCGGAGTTGTGAACAAGTACGGATTTTCATAAGCTTTTCTATACCAGTCGATTGATACTGACGGCACAGAAGGCGGGCTCAGAGAAAAACTTCCGCTGATTTTAAAATGTGGCAATTTGATGCTCGGAAGCGACCAAGAGAAATTAAACATTCCCTTGATTTTATTTAACGCATTTTCAACCGTGCTTTTTACGGTATCAAAAGCGCTTGTGAACTTTTCCTTTATTCCGTCAAGCTTACCGCCCAGCAACGTGTTGATCGTATCAAAACCTGTTGTCCAATACTCTTTAATAGCTGTAACGGCGGCCGAAGCCAGACCCTTGATGCCACCACCATGCTCTTCATAAGCCTTCTTGATATTGTCAAGTTTGCCCTGAAGCATTGATTTCATGTTGTCCGTGACATTACCAACAGCGGTCTTAATTCCGTTCCAGGCGTTTGTCACACCTGTCTTGATGTTATTTGCTGTATTGGTGACCACCGTTTTAATGGCGTTCCACGCATTGGTTATAGCGGTCTTGAGAGTGTTAACTGCATGTGAGACATTCGTCTTCAGGTCATTCCAAGCTTTTACAACCTGTTCTTTGACCTTGTTCGCCCAAGCACAAATCGTGTCCCAGTTCTTATAAAGCGCCACGCCGATGGCAATAACCGCCGCGATCGCGACCACTATCAAGCCCATGGGCGACATCAAGAAGCCGATCGCAGAAGTCAGCGCACCGATTCCGCTGATAATTTTACCAACAAGTATGATAACAGGAGCGATGGCCGCCACGATGCCCACGATCTTGAGGATGGTCTCTGTCTGCTCCGGAGTGAGCGCTCTCAGTCGCTCCGTTATTTTTCCGATCAGTTCGGCTGCCTTTTCAAGCGCCGGACCGAGAACGGAAGCAACGTCCGCGCCGATCTGTGCCATCGTGCCGCCAAGCTGTGCTTTGAGCTTCTGGATGGTGTCATCCGTATCAGCAAGTGATCCGATGGTTTCCTCATCAAGAATAAGCCCCATGTCTTCGGCTTCTTGTCCGAAAGCCTTCATGGCCGCGCCACCGTCGTCAATGATTCCGGCAAGGCTGTCAGCAGACTTTCCGAAGAGCTCCATGGCGACCTGATCGCGCTCGGTCTCGTTCTGGATCTTGCCGAGGGCTTCGATGGAATCATAGAAGACGTCTTCCGCGCTCCGGAGCTGACCATTCGCATCTTTGACAGAAACGCCAAGCTTTTCAAAAGTCTTATTGTTGTCGGTCATCTTCGGCTTCATCTTCTTCAGAGCGCCGGTGATGTCCTCGACGGATACGTCAACCAACTCGGAAGCATACTGCATCTTCTGAAGCGAATCGGTGGAAATGCCTGTCTGCTGTGAGAGCGTCTTCAGTTCGTCCGCGCTTGTGATGGAATCATATCCAAGCTTCAGCATCGCACCGCCTAAAGCGGCAGCGGCACCGGATACCGGAGCAAGCTTTTCACCAAAATCAGTGACCTTCCCGCCAACTTCTTTCAGTTTGTCGCCTACAGCCTGTAACTGCTGTTTTGCGACGCTTCCGAAGTCTCTGTATTGTGATTTCAGCTTGTCGAGCTGCTGCTCGGTGTCAATGATTTCCCGCTGTAATGCGTCCCACTCAGCTGTGCCCTCTTTTACACCGCTCTGAGCGTCTTTCAGCTGTTTCAGTCGGTCTTTAGTCTGACCGATGGCGTCTTTAAGGTTCTTCTGCTTCTGGGTGAGCAGTTCCGTGTTGCCAGGATCAAGCTTCAGAAGCTTGTTGACGTCTTTTAGATTGTTTTGTGTCTGCCTAAGGGACTTATCAACACCGGAGAGCGATTTCTGTAAATTAGTTGTGTCGCCTCCGATCTCGATCGTAATGCCTTTAATTCTTCCTGACGCCATGTTCTCACCTAAAATCTATCAAAATCTGCCTGTGTTGCCACATAGTCATATTCTTCGTCATCGTTTCCGCGCTCAATGAGCATGTCAACAACGGTGCCGTACTCGAAAAGAGATAGATCTGACGGTCTCAGTCCGAGCTGTAAGCACCGCAATACGAATAAAGCTGTTGTGTATGGCCGCTCCGTCACACGGCCTCGTTTTTTGGGACTGAGGAAGACTCCGTCTGTCCCAGATAGATCGAACTGATCTGATCAGACGCCGCAAGAATGTCCATGGCTTCAAACTGCATGAGCCATTCATAAAAGCCGTCGATCGTGAGCTTCATGAGCTCAGACATCCCCTTGATCTCGGCCTGCTTTGCCATCACATAGCCCATCTTCTGGAACAAATCTGCTTCCGGTTCTGCCTCGCGGATCTTCAGCAGAAAATCCTCGCGGAAGATGTGTTTATAGATATATGGAGAGGCAGCATTAGCCACCATCTCCACAGTCTCATTACCAATCTGGACTTTTCCGTACATGTGCTTCTCCCTTCTGAGTTATTACGTTGAAGTGCTCGGTGCCGTCGGCAGGTAGACCGAACTATTCCAAGCGCTATATGTCGCGCTGTCGGAATCGGCAGTACATTCAGCCTTGACGATGTCGCAGTCGAGCGTCGCGTTGTAGATGCTTGTAGCCGTAAGGTTCAGCGTTTCAGTCTGCGGTTCGATGCTCTCGTTCTTGGTAGAACCGGCAACGTCATAGCGTGTGCATGTGCAGTTGTACAGGACATGCTTCGTCGCCTTGTCATCACCCTCAAACTGGAACATAAGCGCAAAGTGAACGATCGCGGCGTTCGCGTCCTCAACATAAACGCTCTTGCCGTCCTTGATCTGACCAAGAATGTCCTCTTTGAAGGAGTCGATTACTCTGGCCACTTCAAGCGTTCCGCTATATCCAGTATTGCCATTTCCGACCCAGTAGACGATGTTGTCCGCATAGAACGGAGTGTTGTCGCCTTCCGGGGACATTGAAAGGCTAACGGCTCCCGGAAATGCTACCGGAGTGTCATATGTCATCGTGCCATTGGTCTGAAGAGACCCGACGGCATAATAAACATTCTTTAAGCCGTATTTGATCTTGTTACTCATGTGGTTCCCTCCGTGATAGGTTCTTCTGTTATCACTACGTCCATCTCATAAATCACTTCATACAGGCGCTCAGAGTCGATGTAAGTCTCGTCCCGCGTCCACACCATTCCGTTGGTGGCAAGCACAGACTCGACCGTCGCTTCCATCGAAAAATCCTTTTCATCCGTATAAAGCTCAATCACGAGATGCTCAATTTTCTGATAGTTGGCATTGTCAGCTTTCATGTCGTTGTTCCGGGAATAAAAAAAGCAAACGAACGGAGTCGCCTGCCCTGTACCTTCCGGGAACTGATAATAAGCATATGGAACGCCAATAGAGGCGACCATCGTTGCTACTTCTTTAGTTGTCATACGATTCCCGCCTCCAATCTTCTTACTGTTCTTTCCTGGACTTCATCAAGTGCCCATTGTTCAACAGGCGCGATGTGTATTATCCCGCCCACTCTTCCGCCGGTCCGCTTTGCGTGTCCGAACTCTAAGAGATGAGCAAGCTGATACGTCCCGTGTTTACCGTGAATGGTTGCCCCCGACCTCATCCGACCGCGCTCAAACTTCACAGTCCATCCTTTTGCATACTTGCCGGATTCTTTTCCACCGGATCGCGGAGATTCAGCCTTAAGCTTTTTAACCGATTCTCTGGCAACTTCATCAATACTCAGCTCCATCGCCCTGGCTACATCGACGCCATAGTCATTAAGCATCTTCATGATGTAATCAGAGAAATCAAACCGGCTTGAGTTAATTACCGCCATTACCAACCACCTCCGGCTCTGGATCCGGCGCGACGTTGGTGCCGCCCTTCCTCTCGGCATACAGCTCGATGGTGTCGGTGCGGCCCAGATACGTCCTGTAAATGCCGTAGCGCTTGCCGTTGTACTCGACCGTGCGCTCCCCCTCATAATCTCCGAAGAACATTGTGAAGCGGTACTCAGGGTTAAGCCCATTCCGGCCGCCCTCGTAGAACTCCGAGCGTGTCACCGAATCGACCTGGCAAAACACCGTTCTGGTTGACTCCGAAATCGTCCATACGCCATTCGCGTCCTGCGTCTTGGTCTCTGTGATCAGAGTGATCTCTGCCGATCTGTCCATACCATCACCCCGTCACTGTCAGATAAGACTCGCTGTCGTCGGTGTCGTCCATGGCTCTGCTCCATGTCGTGTAACCGGTACAGGTCACAAGCTGTGCCTTCTGCTCGTCATACGATGCTTTCAAGCGGTCATAGTCATCCGGCTGTCCGAAGTTCATCAGGAAGTAAGTGATGGCCGCCTGTGTCACCAGTGCGTCATACTGCTCCGGCACCTCAACACCGGCGACGCCCATGTCCAACATCGCCGTCTGTAAAAGACGTGTAATCTGGTCATCAAACGCCGTCGTGCTGATACGTTTCGCCATCTTAGCGGACGCAAGCATCGTCGTGTAGTCTATTGCCATTTATCTCTTACCTCCAAACGCCTTAAAGAACTTTTCGTCAACGACGCTGTAGCCGACATGGCCACAGATCACTGACGGATCACACCAGATTTTGTAACCGCAGTCTCTCGCTCTCCAACAAAAAGCAATATCCTCTCCGTTGTTTGCGATCGGTGCGAACATGTTGCCGTGTTTAGCCTGGACACTAAGGAAGACCTCGGTGCTCATCAGAACACACCCGAAGCCACAGCCGCCAATCTCGAAGAGCCCTTCCGGAATCTCCTTGAACTCTGACCACGAGCAGATATTTCCGCGCATTTCGAGCTTGTCAAACAGCGTCGGTGTATACGGAGGAACACGCCGGAAGTAAAGCCCCGAAACGATGTCCAGGTCATTCTTTTTCAGCGTGTCCATCAGTCTGATCAGTGCGTCCTGAGGGAATACCATGTCAGAATCCATCCAGAACACATAGTCATATCCGTTTTGTATTGCCATGGTGGCTAAGTTGTTGCGGCTTGTGTAGATGAGTGAGCCCATCTGCATCGCAAGAGAGCTATCATCCGGTTTCTGAAGCAGTGCCAGGCTCTTGGCGAAAAGTGCCGGAACCTGATCCATGCACGGGACAGCAATTAGTGTTTTCATGTGTGTTTCTCCTTAATCATTGAAAATTATTTATTAACCTTGACGAAAGCGTCCGGAGCGACAACTCCAAGAGCGACGTACTCGCGGCCGATCACGCGGACGAGATCCTGAGTGGCCAGAGTCATTTCATCATACTTGAAGGTGATCTCTTCGCCTGCCGGGAAGTTCGCCAGAGCGCCCTGATCCAGATCGCCGACGATCATGTAGGTGTCGCCGGTGGAAGCAGCACTGTAGGATTTGATCGTGTTGTTGAACGCAATCGGCAGCCCCTCAAACGGATCATAACCATAGCTTGCTGCCGCCTGAGCCGCCTTCAGAGCGCCCCATGTCAGTTTGTTCATCATGATGACCGGATTCGCCGCATCATCAGACAGCGCCGCGATAGCTTTCGCAACAGTGCCAATGCTGATCGAAGCTTCCGTGATTACCGGAACGCCCGGGCAAGTGGTCGTGGAGACCGTGCCGCATGCGATGATCTTAGCGACAAGCGTGTCAGCCGCTTTCTTCGCGATCCTGTAAGCCAGTTCATCATAGATGTAACGAAGGAACGGTTCGCCGGAGAGATCCAGAGCTTCATCAGAGATGGAGATCCATTTCTTGATTGCCTGCGGGATCAGGTTGACCGTGCCAAGGACAAGGCTCTCTTCGTCAACGGCAACGCCTTCAGTGTGGATGGCAGCCTCAGAACTGGAGATCTCAAATCCGACCTTCAGATTGCCTTTGATGTACGCCTTGCGGACGCGGGACATGATGCCTTCACGTTCCCATGCGGTTTTTACGATGTCATACACAAGCTCCGGAACCGGAATCGAGCCGGAACCGTTCTCGCTCAGAAGCGCACGGCACTCAGACGGGTCTTCGGTCTTGATGTAGTTGGCATAAGCCTCGATGTATTCTTTGCTATTTCTGATTTCTTCCATTGTTTTCTTCTCCTCCCGAATTTCGGGTTCGACTGTTTCAGTGACAACACCCGCGCCAAGTGCGACAGCTTCGCGGATTTCCACACGCTGAGCTTCGGCCTGCTTGCGGGCTTCAATTTCTTCGTTGATCGCTCTGACTTCCTCGGTCAGTGCGTCAAGGTTAGCCTCCGGAGCATCAGCATCGACCGCGATCTGTGCCTTGCGTTCCAGAAGCTCTTCGATGGTCATTTCTTTCAGCTCCATCGTCATACCTCCGTAAGTAACTTGATTAACTGTTTCTGTCTCTCGCGCTTCTCCTCTTCAAGTCGCTCCGCTTGTTCCATCTCGATCACTCCGTCGAAATAGGCACGAGTTGACACGCTAAGATTTGTGTTTGGATTCGCAGGGAAAACCACGGGTGAAACATCAAACACCTTGGCTATCCTGTGAATCGTTCTTGTATGCGTTGCCTTGTCGTAGTCGTCACCACCCTCGGCAACTGTAAAAGCAAACGACATTTGCGGATAATTGCCCGCCTGGATGTCATAAAAGACTTCCTTTGCCGCCTGCGTTCTACTCAGATCAGTGCGCTGACCAAGACCGTGTTCGTCATGCCACAGTTCCACCGTCCCGGCAGAAGACCGCGCATACACACGCCCGGCGTGATCAACACGAAAAACGACATCTGACAAATCAGCTTCATCAAATGCCGTCGGTTCAATGCGCTCTTTGTAATCAATCCCGTCCCGCGTCAGCAAAACATAAGGATCAAAAGTAGACGCATATCCCTCAACAAAAAAGGAAGGCTCATCACCCTCCTCAAACGGAACTATTCGCAGTTCCATGTTTCTGTATTCTCTATCAGGATTCATCGTTTACTTCCTCCACTTTTTCGTTCGCGTTGTAATACTCGCCGCGAATTATCCTGGCATCTCCACCCTCAACCGGAGACATGTTCCAGATTTCCCTGGCTTCGTTCAGCGTTAACATTCCACGGTCAAGCAACTGAGCCGTGACGTTCAGCTTGTCGTTGTTGCTCATGTACTGGAGCCGGTTCGCCGTTGCCATCACGATATTGCCCTGTGACTGTTCACGGAATGTAAACAGCATCTTGGTCATGACCTCGGAGAACTGGATGGCGAACGGTTCGATTGCACCCTCATAAAACGCCGCCCAGGCATCGCCGTAAGCTTTGTTGGTGAGAATGTCCTCGTTGACTCCGAAGTATTCATAGATGCTGTCCCGGATGGCCTTCATCTGCTCGGCATCGACCACAAACGGCTTGACGTTCACTTGCTGAATGTTCTTGTAAGTGTTCGGGAACAACAGCAGGCCGCCGCTCTTGACCAAAAGATTCTTCTCAGACCATCTTTTTTGCTCTTTGGCAAGATCGTCAGGCTTTACGAAATTATCCATCTGGGCCATGAAGCGGAATGTCGCCGCACTCTTCACGCCTTCTTTGATGCCCTGATCCTGTATGCTGATCAGATCCATCGTCGGAAACAGCGCCTTGTTGCTCTCGCCGAAGATGTCAGACCTATACTGGTGCTTGGTCAGGATCCCGCAGTAGTCGAGCTCAATGGCTGCCTTCTGGCCGTGGGCGAACTCATAACGCAGATACGGCACGGAACCCCACTGAACCACAGAACACTTATCCGGCAGCGGTGCATAGATGCCGGAGATCTCTCCGTACATGTCATAGACCGGAGTGATAAAAGCTGTGTTGTGGACGTCCAGGATCGTGGACAGCCTATACAGGAACTGGCTCCAAGTCTGGAACTGGTTCGGGCCGTGCTTCAGCTTGTTCTGGAGTGCCGGACGTGCCGCGCCTAACACTTCCACCTTCAGCTTGCTGATATGTGTCGCCCTGGCATGGATCGCCGATCTGACAAGCTCCGATTCGTATATGCTGCCCTCATACCGGTTGAATTTTGGTTCATACACCGAGAGCATTTTGTAGTCGCCTTCATATTTGCCGACCGGCTTCGGCGCCTTTTTGAACAACGTATCAAAGAGTCCCATTTTTTAACTGTTCTCCTATTTCAGAAAACCATTTCTGTCTAACTGTCATGGCGTCCAACAACGCCGCGCAACCGTCTATATGCAGTGAGGGACTAAGCTTCACAAGCTTGCCCCGTCCTCGTTCCGTACTCATTTTGATTGCACTGTTGAGTAAGTGCATTTTAAGAAGATCGTTGTCACCAATATGGATCTTGCGGTCTTCGAGAAGGCCTTGTGTTTCCTGGATGACCGGATACATGTTTTCTCCTTGCCAACAGTCGTCCATGTGAAAGCCGCGAGACTCCAAATCCTTGACAAGATACTGAGCGCTGTATCGGTCATATCCGATCTGTAGCGGATAGATCTGATACTTCTCAATCAAATCCACAAACCACTGGTAACAGTCGTGATAGTCCACGAAGTTGTCACCAGATGGCGACAGGAGCCCACGCTGAATGTATATGTTGTACGGCACACCATCGCGCTGAGTGGCTTCGTCTATCTTCTCAGCCGGAAGCCAGAAGTGTGAAATCACATACAGCTCACCATCGCGCTCTATTACCACACATGCGCTCGTGAGGTCTCGTGTCTGCGACAAGTCGATGCCGCCCACACAATAGCTGTCCTTAAAATCATCAAGGCTCAGAGCGTCTCCAGAAGCGTCCTCGACGATGTTCGCCGGAAGCCACGCAAGACTGCTATTTTGTTTGATGCAAGCGTATTTGCAAATGAACTCGCTCTGTTTGCTGAGAGAGCCCTTTGCAATTTCAATCTCTTCCAGAAGGTAATCCACCGAAACGCTCACGCCTAAGTTCGGATTACTCTTCCGGAGCTCATTGATGTCATCCCACTTGTCGAGATCGTCGATCATGTAGAGGAACGGAAGCAGGCGCTTCTCTTTGCTCTCTCCCAAAAGGAACCGAGTTGATCGCTTGACAAGTTCGTCATAAATCGAATCATTGACATAGCCGGAAGTGGTACACGCGATTATGAGCGAATCAGGCCGCGCCCCCATCGCCGAACGCATGACTTCAAATGCCTTTAACCCCCTATCACCCGTCCAGCTTGCAATTTCGTCGCAAATTGTGATTGACGGGTTGTAACCGTTCATGTCACGGCTCATGTATGAGATTTTCTTTACAGTGCTGTTCGACCCCGGTATACACAGATCGGACTGCCGGTGCCTTGCAAGCATCGAATCATCAACCGTCTTCCGATGTTGCGTGTCTTTGATCAGTGACCGCTCTTTTAAGTCTTGCCACTCCGGATCCAGTTGAACCATGTTCCAGATGCCGTTGTAAATGATGTCTGACTGATCAACCTTCGGAGCGACACAGAACACTCTGGCGCCGTATTTGGAAGTCCTCCATGTATGGCTTGCGATGCTCCCAGATAAAACAGACTTGCCGTTTTTTCTGGCAACCAGAAGCAGAATCTCTCGGTGCTGTGGATAGCCGTTTTCATTGACAATTCCATAGACTGCCGACAGCATGGCCTTCTGCCAGACCTCCAACTTGATTGGATTCGGTGCAAGCGGTCCCTCAGTGTGAAAACAGTGATGTTCTATCCAGCTGATAACGTCATTAGCCTTCTGCACATCAAAAAAGAACTGCTTTTCTTGCAGTCCCTTGACTAAATACTCATATACAAGCTCTATCCACTTGCCGACGCAGTATGTTCCGTTTTTAATTCCTTGATAGTATGTATAAATCCAGTTTGTTCCATCCATCTCGCGCCCTCTCGCGCCATTCTATCGCAACGCGCGCGAATTTGTGCCGGAATCGAG